TTGTGTCGGGATCAAGAGATTTTTAAGGCGATGGCATTAGCTAATACGCCCTGCCCTATCAACGACGTATCAACTGGCAAGCTTCTTGTTGGCCGGGATGCGTTCGTCAAATATCGTTCTAACCCAGCGCTATTTGTGGTAGGATATGAGCTAAATCCTGAATTTTGGGATGAACTTTTACTAATTGGAGAGGAGTTACCAGATGTTCCGAAAGCTACTAATTCCCTTAGCCTGTCTGACCGCTTTAGAAGCAACAGCAGATCAAACTTATCAAGACCTAGCGACTACAGCGAGCGCGATAGCGGAGCAAGTGAACCTGTCCAAGACGTTGATGGTGGGTAGCACCTACTACGCGGCTAATGGCGGTATTGCAGTAGACGGGTCTGTCACACAGGCACAGCTCTCACAGGATTTAGTGCAAAGCTACAATGACGCTTATAACTCTGTCCTGAGCGCAAACTATTACACTGCTCAACAATTACTTACCGATCAGCACAATCTCTCTATGGAGAATCTGAGTGTTGCTGTTGATTCCCTAGTAGAAGCCACAACGCAATTCGCCACGATCACAGTGGTAGCTGAGATGGCAGCAGAAGTACAAAATGGCACTGTTCAAGAGCAGATGCAGATGCAGAACGTTCTTGCCTCGACAGACATGACCATATCGGAAGCAGACGTAAACAACTACAACAGCGCATTGGCTGACGTAGAAAAGTACGCACAAGAAGCGGCTGGTTTTCTTGCAGCAGCAAACACGACAGCGATTACTGGTACAGCGGATGCTTGGGCTGATAACAACAATGTCTCTGTTGCATCGTATACATCTGTCACTTATGACGCGACCAGCGATTTGTTATTCATGTCGTTCGCTACCGATGCAGGAAGCATGAGCGTTTCTTTCGACAGCTACCTAACAAACAATTTCGTCACTGCTGAACAAATCTACGACACAGGTATAGCCTACAGCGGCAACGAAGGCTGATGGAAGATACTGAGTTAAAAGTAAATGGAATGACGATTAAAGCTACGCACATACTTGTTGCGTTGCCTTTAGTCTCTGCTCTCGCAGGAAGCGTATATTGGGGTTATGACGTGCTTAATCGCTTTCTTGATGTGGAAGCAGGGGTGCAAGAAGTTTTGAGCGCTACATCGCGTATACAGGCTCTGGAACAGACTGTAGGTGATAATGACGTATCTAATCTGCAATCACAGCTAAGTGCTATCAGCACCAACATGACCACGATCCTTGAGCAGCAAAAGACTTTGCTTGACCTACGATCTAAGGTTGAAAGGGCTGAACTGCTGACTAACAACCTAGATTACAGGCTAGAGAAAATACAAGACGATATTGATTCAACTTGGAACGCAATAGATGCCTTGGAGAAACCATTATGAGGAACGCTATGCTAGGTATTGTTAAGAATGTTGTCGGCGCGGTTGCACCTACATTGGGTACAGCACTGGCTGGGCCTTTAGGTGGCGCAGCAGCAGGTATTATTGCTAAGTCATTGGGCTGTGAAAATAACGAGCGAGATATAGTCAAGGCTGTCCAGAACGCGACACCTGAACAACTAGCGAAGATTAAAGAAGCAGAGCTAGAGTTTGAAGCGCAGATGAAAGAGCTAGATGTTGATCTATTCGCTCTTGAAACCAAAGACAATCAGGACGCAAGAAAGCACTTTAGTCGAGACTTCACAGCGCGATTCATTGCTATCCTGATGGTGCTTTTTTTCTGTAGCTACATTGGGATGATAACTGTAATGCCGCCAGAGCAAAACTCAATGGAGCTAATAAACTTAGTATTGGGTTACTTAGGTGGGTTGGTGTCGGCTGTGATTAGTTTTTACTTTGGCGCCAGTCACAAGCAGGAATAAATGACCTAATCTCCTCAACAAAGATTGCGCAGTGGAATGGTACTATGAAAAAGACAGTGCGAGCACGCGAATATAATGGTGTAACCGAACCGACCCACAGACTAGAAGTTGTTTGTGCGCATTGTGGTTATGACCTTGATGAAGCGGAACTTGAGGCAGATACTTGCTCAGATTGCGGACAAGCGCTAAATTTGAAGCAAAGTGTGTCCATTGAGGTCACAACACTACCACCAGTCTTTGGTGAAACTATGTAGGTGATCCTATGCCTTTAAAGAAACTTATATTCAAACCCGGAATCAACCGCGAAGTAACACGTTATACCAACGAAGGTGGTTGGTACGAGTGCGATAAAGTTCGCTTTAGGCAGGGGTTTCCAGAAAAAATTGGTGGGTGGTCGCAAATATCGGCCACTACCTTCCTTGGTATATGCCGCTCCTTGTGGAACTGGATAACGCTCGGCAGCACTAATTTAATTGGTGTCGGTACGCACTTGAAGTTCTATCTAGAACAAGGTGGCGGTTACAACGACATTACGCCGATTCGGGCGACTACTGCGGCTGGGGATGTTACTTTTGCTGCGGTAAGTGGTGATGCGACCCTGACGGTCACTGATAACGGGCATGGTGCTCGTATGAATGACTTTGTTACTTTCAGCGGCGCGGTGTCCCTCGGAGGCAATATTACTGCCGACATTCTGAACCAAGAATACCAGATTACTGTGGTGATAGACGACGATAACTACGAGGTCGAAGCCAAAGACAATGTGACTGGTACGCCTGTACTGGCTGATGGATCAGACACAGGTAACGGAGGTGCCGCAGTTGTTGGCGCGTATCAAATCCGTACTGGTGAGCCGTATGAAGTCCCTCTTTCTGGTTGGGGCGGTGGCACATGGGGTGCGGGTGTCTGGGGTGTAGGTGGTATTTCTACTGAATCAATCCGTCTCTGGAGCCAATCCAACTTCGGCGAAGACCTTATTTTTGGCCCTAGTGGCGGGAGCATTTTTTATTGGGATGCAACCAATGGCGTGAGTACACGAGGTGTGTATCTGTCATCTTTGGCTGGTGCGTCGGACGTACCTACCCAGCAAAACTTTATTCTTGTGTCGGACATAAATCGTTTTGTGTTCTGCTTTGGCACTAACGATATTGGTACTGCTACGGTAGACCCGATGCTTATTCGCTGGTCCGATCAGGAAGACCCTACAAATTGGACTCCAGCGTCAACGAACCAAGCGGGTTCCTTGCGGCTTTCGCGTGGCACACGGATTGTGTCTGCTAAGCAGTCTCGCCAAGAGGTGCTCGTTTGGACCAACTCTTCCTTGTATTCCCTGCAATACCAAGGCGCACCTGCGGTATGGGGCGCTCAGTTGGTCGGGGATAACATCTCCATTGCGTCTCAAAACGCCGTAGCTTTTGCCAGTGGTGGCGCGTTCTGGATGGGGAAAGATAAGTTCTACATGTACGATGGTCGCAGTCAACCGTTGAAATGTGACGTGCGGCGCTTTGTGTTTGGCGACTTTAACGAGCTGCAATACGACCAAGTATTCGCGGGTACTAACGAAGCCTTCCACGAAGTCTGGTGGTTCTACTGCTCAGCAGGTAGTAATAACGTGGATAAGTACGTGGTGTTTAACTACCTCGAACAAACATGGTACTACGGCACCATGGGGCGCACTGCGTGGCTCGATTCAGGTCTGCGAGACTACCCGCTGGCGGCTACCTACAGCTACAACCTTGTCAATCACGAGCAGGGCACAGACGACAATGAGACAGGCACCCCCGTGCCGATTACAGCAACTATTACGTCTGGACAGTTCGACCTCGACGACGGCGACAAGTTTGCCTTTATCTGGCGGATTATGCCTGATGTGACCTTCGACGGTTCTACCGCGACTAGCCCTGTCGCTACAATGAGCCTCTTGCCTTTGGCTAACTCTGGGTCTGGATACAACAGCCCCTTATCAGAGGGCGGGTCAAACTTAGGGACAGTAACACGCACAGCTACCGTGCCGATTGAGCAGTTTACAGGGCAGGTTAATACCCGCGTGCGGGGACGGCAGATGTCGCTCAAAATGGAGTCCACTGACCTTGGAGTTAAGTGGCAGCTAGGATCGCCCCGCGTAGATATGCGTCCTGATGGAAGGCGCTAATGGCTAACGAAATTGAGAAAGCAGAGCCGCCTGCTCTACCACTGGCTCCTGAAGAGTACCTTCGCCCATTTATGGACCAGAACAGCAACGTTCTGCGGCTATTTTTTAATCGTTTGGTTAACTCTCTCAACACGTTGCTCAGCACCGACGATGGTGGCAAGTTTCTGTACATGCCACGGGGTCTCTTTTATAGCACCACTGACCAAACGGCTGCGGTTATTAATACAGGCTATCCTGTGGAGTTTGAAAATACCTATATCGGCAACGGGGTAAGTATAGCGGGTGCAGATAATACACAGATTACTGTGACGGCTGATGGAGTTTACAACTTCCAAGTGACATTACAAACCGCACACACTAACTCTTCTGATGTTAAGATAACTACGTGGATTAACAAAAACGGAACCGATGTGGCTTATGGTGGACAGGAACAGACAATTAAAGGTAATTCTAACCAGCCAGTGTTTTGGAACTTTTCTATTGATCTAACAGCAGGTCAGTACATCGAAATGTATTGGGCTACAGCAGACTTATCTTTATCGCTTGACTCCACTGCACCTACATCACTTCACCCCGGAATCCCATCCACTGTCGTTGCGGTATCATTTGTTAGCAACTTATAGTGTATTGTTGTCTCCTGTACCAAAATATGTATACTGAAGGTACCCTATAACAGGAGCGACAAATGGCCTTTGACTTCCTTGAACTGTTCAACGCGGTGGGTGCTGCGCAAAAAGTAGTCACAAAAGACTTTATCCCCGCTGAATCCCTTGAAACCCCGATAGATGAAGACACTACAGGTTTAGATAGCCTCGATGTTATGCTTACCTACGTCGTTTTAAGTGATGCCTATGGCGTCGAAGAGGAGATGGACTCTCAGTGGCCCGTATCCAGTGTCGGCGCGCTGCGTGATTTTATCATGGAGAAAAAAACTCAAGACCCCGAAGACGAGTTTGAAACAATTAAAGACTTAGTGAAAGAATTGGCATGATTTACTTAACACAATGCCGAACCGCGTGCACAACTGAAAAGAAGTTAATAGACGATATAGCATTCCCTCAACATGCCCACATCCTGCCGAATACGTTTCGCAGGGCCAAGTCTGGCCTTAAGTACCCGCCACACGTCTTGTTAGAGAGCCTGATCGACGAAGAGCTACGCAACTACGTCCTAGACAACCCCGTGCAGGGTAAGACTGGGTTCCTCTTCGCTGCGGGTAACCAAGGCTGGATGGGTAATAATGGTCGGTACGACAAAAATCCCGAAGCTGAACTGCATTACAAGGTAAAAGTACCATTTATTGTACTAACCAATATTTATGCAGGGCGGATCGCCACTATGTTTGGGGTTCACGACCACGTATCGACCGATGCGAGCGCTTGCGCTTCCAGCTTGCACGTCCTGATGAACATGCAGAATCTCATGATGAACTACGGATTTGACCGTGTAATCGTGTTTAGCGGTGAGGACAGCGTAAACAACTTGGTGTTGGAGTTCTTCGGGGAGGCAGGGGCTAGCCTACAATACGCCGACGAGGACAAGATGCAGCCGTCTGCGTTTGACGATTATAACCAAGGATTTTACATCGGGCAGGGTGCAGTTATAGCTATTTTCGAGAAAGAACATAGCGGGATGGCGGCTCCACTGGCTGAATTTAAAGGCGCATACAGCTCTGCCGAGGACAATACAAACCCTCTGGGCCAGAGAAATGACGGTTCTGGCTTCATAAAAGCCATCGAAGGCGCATTATTTGTAGCCAAAGCCCATAAAAATGATGTAAGGTTGGTCAAAACGCATGGAACTGGCACGCCAGTCAATAATGCTGCGGAAAAATCGGCCCTTTTAAGTTCTCTTAACGAGTTTGTAGCTACGTCTTACAAACCACGTATCGGACATACCATGGGCGCTAGCGGATTATTGGAGACTGGTTTGCTGCTAAATGACCTAAAATCTGGTTATGTGCCTAAGATTTTGAATAGGACTCAGGATGATCCTGTGTTCTTGTCTTCTGACGCTCCTGTACCCGATGGACTTATCCTTAGTCTTGCCGCTGGAATGGGTAATATCTACTCGGCTGCGTTGTTTTCGCGGGAAGTGTGATATGGTTATTGTAGACAGTAACGATAAAATCCTACCCGGACCTGAGATTGTCGCTCAGACAATCTACAACATGCCTCAGATGAAATTTTCTAACGAGGCTGTGATGGCAGCGATCGCTGCGGAAACCAACTTGCCTAATACGGATATTGTCCAGATTGGTAATACGGTGTTCCTAGCGCATCGAGGCAAAGGTCCAAACAAGAAAAAAATGGTAGGGCGTGCGTTTAACGTGGACACAGGCCGTAACTTTACAGTTAACGGCTTTAAGTATTTCACGTACCTTCAACAAAAGGGTGTAACGCACTACACGACGTTTTTTGACGGCCCTGTTTTTCTAAACGCGTTCAAAATATTTCAACGCCGTGCAAAAAAACAAGATACTGAAATTGGTATTGGGCGGCTTGAACAGTACGAAGACAAGTACGTGGTGTTTATAAAACTCGGCAAAGAGCCGTTGGCGAAGGGGTTATAACGTGAGTGCCCTTGTTGAAGAAGTAGGTAGCGCAGTTGGTAGTGTAGCTAATGCACTTGGTAGTGCTGTCGAATGGGTCGGTGACGGACTCGGTAGTATCGCTGACTTTGTTGTAGATGACATCCTCGAACCTGTTGCGAACTTCGTTGGTGATACGATCAGCGCCCTTATGGACGACCCCATCGTAACAATAGCTAAAATTGCTGCGATAGCTACGGGTAACCCGTGGGCAATTCCACTGATTGATGGGGCTAATGTCGCTGCTAATGGTGGCGATGTTGGCGACGTTCTAAAAGCTACAGCTACTTCTTACGTTGCACAAACTATTGGTGGTGAAGTTGGTGATTTCGCAGGTGACTACGTTAGCGAAGCAGTGAGTAACGAGCTTGTAGGTGAAGTCATCAAAGAGGGCGCAGTTCAAGCAACGACTGCCGTTATCTATGGCGAAGACCCAATGGAAGCTTTCCTACGTGGCGGGTTGGCTGCGGGCATATCAGCGGGTCTTGGTAAAATTCAAGAATCTATAGGCTTTGAGGTGCAGGTAAAAGACCCTGATACTGGCAAAGTTACCACTAGGCCAATTCCAAATACCGTATCCAATATTGTCGCCGCAGGGCTTGGCGCGAAACTTACAGGTCAAGAAATTACACCTGAGTTGATGGCGAGTGCTGTTACGCGTGGTCTGTTAACGACTGAGCTTGTGGCTGACTTGGCAGCGAAGGGTGGCGTCAGTTTTGATGACCCCGCTGCACTTACATACACCACTGCTGCGTTGCAGCGTGTTACAGCGGTTGCTTTGTCGGGCGGGTCAGGCGAGCAAGCCGCCGCCGCATTGCAAGCCACACTGTCAGCATATGGCGGTGCTAAACTCAAAGAAGCCATTGATAACTCTAGAGTTGGTGACTTCATTAATAACACACTAGATAAAATTTCTGGTGACTACCAAGAAACCAAAGACGCGGCTCAACGACTTAACGATATTGGTCTGCGCCGCAAAGCCGACGCTGAGTCTTACGAAGCGATGCGCACCGAGTTGGCTGGTCTTTACGAAGAGATTGAAGCGGAAAAAACGCGCATTGCTGAACTGCCTAAAGGCATAAGAGGGCGAAATACTGAGTACCAAAGAGCAGTAGCTGATCTCAATACCATGATTGAGGACTTCGACACGAAGTACCAACAATACAAGCCAATCATGGATGACTTAATTACGTCTATTCAGAGTGATACTGAGTTGTTTGCGACCGCCGAAGCTGACTTACTCAAAGCACAGCGCAACATGAACGTGTCTATTGATAGGTTGGACGACGATCTTAAACCACTCAACGACGAGCTGACCAAGGCGATCACTCTGGTGATGGACCCGCTGTTCAACGAAGCCGAATACCGTGCGATAAACGACCTCCCTGATAGCGCCGATGCGTACCAACACTTCCTAGAAAACGGTCAATACGAGAACGTATATACGAACTTTGACCAGTTTGATGCGGCGCAAAGGCGGAACACATCTGCCATGATGAACCGCGTTTTTAATGAAGCAGGTATTGACCCAAGCAGTTTGAATGCCGATAAGCTCCGGTCTTTTTATAACGCTGTTTATAAGTTATACGACAACCCCAATGATCTTGAAGCCGCGCTTAACAATGAGTCCATTGTCTCAGGTCTAGCTAAACAAGTACAAACAAGTCTAGCAACCGGTAACGATAACCCGTACTTTAACGCTACGCTGAATCCAACTACCCGTGCACGGTTGGCTGCACTTGGGTTTGATACGTCTGGTGGCATGGACGGCGAAGCACTTCTGGACTCAGAAAAAGCCGCGCTTTACATACAAGATAACCAAGGTACTTCTACCGCAGGTCTTGCGTCTGGTACCTCATGGCAAGACGTTGCGTCCGGTAAAGCCGCCGTTGAGTACGACGAGAACGGTAATCGTGTATGGCGTAACGTGAGAGTTACTGAACAACGTTACGACCCTGAATACGGGCGTGTAACTGTTTCTACTTCCTATGATAGCCAAGGCCGTCCTGTCGGAGTAATAACTGAAGACATGGACGGTAACGTAGTCACCCCAATGCGTATTAATATTTACGGAGGCAACAACACTGCGACCTTTAGCGATACCATGAACGGTCTCCTACAAGGTAACGCTAGTGCGCAGCAGATTAAATATGCTCTTACCGACAACGCAGTGGTTCAAGCAGCAGGTGAGCAGCTTGGCGGCGTAGATAACGCTATTAACTTCTTGTCGAACGTCATTAACCTTGCCGAAAGCACTGGCGACGATGATCTTGTAAACAATATTGCAACTGTCATGAAGGCAGGTGGCGGTATACTTCAAGCCTTTAACGGCGTCGTTGCTCTTGCTGGTGTGGTCCCCTCCGAAACATCCCTTGGTAAGTTTGCAGACAAACTTGTTAAGCTGGGCCAAGCGTCCACTACCGAAGAGTACAACCAGAACCTACAAGAACTTAATTCGCTGATGAACCGTCCGTCAGAGCTTGACCCTGACGCGCCATGGTATGAGCGGGCCTTTGAGAAAGTTGAGAACATCGCGGGTGGGATTGCTACTCAGCCGACTACGTTTATCACAGAATACATTGCTGTTGAGGCGCTGCAAGAACTTGTACCTCTTGCAGTGGGCGGTCTTGCTGGCCTTGGCGTTAAAGGCGTATTTTGGGCACTCGGCAAAGAAGTGTCTAAACGGGTGGCGGTTACTACTACTCTAAGCGCGGCTGCAATTACTGACATTGCCGAAAGTTTCGGTGGCACGGCTGCGGAAACATATGACCGTGCTTACGATGTAGCCACTAAGTCAGGTATGTCTGACGCCGAAGCGCAAGAATATGCCCTAGAACTAGCCGTTCAGACGGGTACGGTCTCGGCGACTATGACCGCAGTTACCCTCGGTGCAGGTGGTATGGCCCTTGAAAAAGCCATTCTTGGTAGAGATGAAGTTAGTGGTTTTGTTGCACGCGGTATTGACGAGCTTGGTGCTCGTATTAAGGACGGCGCAAAAATCGTAATTAAGGAAGGTGTTACTGAGGGTATCGAAGAAGGCACCGCAACCGCATACCGTGAAGGTCGCCTTGCGCAGTTAGACCCAAGCATTAACGTATCTGGTGAAGTTGCAGGTGCAGCGTTTATGGGCTTCCTTGTTGGTGGCACGGCAGGCTCGCTAGGCACGCTAGGTGGTGCATACGGAGTCGATCAGACTGGGGATATGTCCTCGAACATTATTTTGGTAACGAATCCCGAAGTCAACACGATCATTACAAACACGCCGAATACTACGCAGGGTATTCAAAACGCAACGAACACGTTGAATGAGCTAGGTATCACTGGCACTGTACAGACTAACCTCTTAAATAATATCAACGATAGCGGATACACCAGCACGCAAGAATCTCAATCTGCGTTCCAAACAACTAATCCCGATTATGTGCCAACACAGGCTGAAATCGACCAGTTCACTGTTGCAGGTAACGCCGATCAGACCTTACAGAACATTACAAATCACATCGACACACGGTATGTGGATGCACAGGAAGTTATAGATGCAGCGGCTGCACAGGGCGTAACAATCACTCAGGAGCAGGCCGAGCAGTATATTGGACAGCAAGACGAAACTTCTACTCTTAATACTGTTGCGGAGGTCTATGATCCACTGGGGACTACCTCAGAAGAAGTCCGTGCTAAGTTTGCCGAGCTGGGTTTTAACCCAACAGAAGCACAAGTCAACCGGTTTGTCCGAGAGGGCAACGAAGCCGACATTCTTGCGGGTATAAATCCTTATATAGACCCACGACAGGTTACAGAAGCCGAGGCTCGTACTTTCTTTAATGAGTTGGGCTATAACCCAACAGACCAAGAAGTTGCTGATTTTGTCGGTCAGGGCGGTGCAAACTTTGAAACTAACGCTCCAACGCGCATAGAAACTTACGTAGACCCACGGTACTTCGATGCAAGTGAGGTTCGTGCAGCTTACGAAGAATTTGGCCTTGTAGACGTAGCGCAAGAAGATGTTGATCGTTTTGTTGGACAGTATAACCCTGAAACAGCCGATTATGATGCGGAATGGTTTGAATCTGCGATACGAGAAGATATTACTGGATATACACCGACTGCTACATTCAACGTCCTTAAGGAGTATATCGGCACTCCTTCTATTCCGGATGATCCCAATACTGAGGTAAATGAATCTAGAGAAGCTACAGGTATTTACGCTGCGCTAGAAGCTGGGGCTACACAAGACGAAGCCTTACAAGGTGCGATTGACCAGCTTTCCACCGATCTTGGCCTTACAGAAGAAACTCTCGGTGCGGACATTCAAAGCGTTGCCGATCTTGTTGGCAAACCTGCACCGGACGTTACGCAGACTGATATTGACTTTGTGGCAGATATTATAGCCCAAAATCAAGTGCTTACAGAGCAACAGATTGCTCAGTATGACGTGACAGGCGATGGCATCGTTGATATTAATGACCAAACCCTGCTCGAACAGGCGCTAGGCGGCCAGCAAGTTACGTTTGCCGACACATCTCAGTTTACGCCTACAGGCGTTTATGGCACCATACAAGACGTGCAGACCGATCTGACACAGCAGATGGAGCAAAACCAAGAACAAACTCTGGACACCATCCAACAGATGGAACAGAACATTGTTACTAACATAGAAGATGAGGCGATGCGTGCAGGCGCGCGCAACTTCTTGCAAATGGCACTCCAAGCACCCGATGCAGCGGGTCAACAAGTTAGCGTTAAAGCACCTGATCCGTTAGAATTACGCTACATTTATGACTGGAGTAGCATATTTGCTAACCCTTCACAAGAAGCTTTATTCACTAGTCCATATGCAAAGGGTGGACAAGTAGAGGATACAACTGATAAGTTGTTAAATATAATTGGAGGTAAATAATGCCAACATGGTTTGATGAAGCCCTCGACGCGTTAGGTACAGGAGTAAAGTCCGCTGGTAGGGAAGCTATAGACTACCTTAGCAGCCCAGAAGCCGTTGTTCGCCTTGGTTCAATAGGGCTTGGCTACCTTGGTAACAAATCTGGTGTAGGTGAAGCGCAAATCCCACCGTCTGGGTACCAAGGTGGTATTCCTGCGTTAACCGCAATGCGACAGCAAGTCCCCGTTGCGCGAGGCACTGAACTACAAAGTGGCGCGATCCTCCCGATGGGCACTCTTGCGCCAACTGGTATTCAGGCACTTACTGCACGTCAGCCTACTGGGCGTATGATACCCATGGCCTATGACCCTAACCGCCGCCCCGGAAGTGGTGGTCGTCGGTATTTTACTGATGTCGAGTATGTCGCGCAGGATGCAGATATAACTCCCGCACAGCGGCGTCAAGACGAACAAATTGCTTCACTTATGGAGCAAAATATTCAAAACCCTGCCCGTGAAGCACGCCGTGGTCCTCCAGCTCCCGTGCAAGAAAAGCTGGCAGCAGGTGGTCTAGCCACATTGAAGATGAAAAAAGGCAAGTATCTGAACGGCGACACAGATGGTATGGCAGACGAGGTTCCTGCGGAAATCGAGGGAATGCAGCCAGCGGCATTGAGCGATGGCGAGTTTGTTATTCCAGCCGATGTTGTTAGTCATCTTGGCAACGGCAACTCCGATGCAGGTGCTAAAGTCCTTGAAAGTATGATGGCTAGGGTACGCAAAGCGCGTACAGGTTCCAAGAAACAGGGAAAAGAAATTGACCCTAAAAAATATTTACCGGTGTGAGGTGAGGCATGGCAGATGATCCTATTGTAGGCCAACAAACAGGCACAGAATCTTCCCTGTCTAACTGGGCAGGTCCATATGTAACCACGATGCTCGGCAAGGGTGCAGCCCTCGCTAACGAGCCGTATTACGCATACACAGGGCCACTCACCACAGGTGCATCCGGGCTTCAAGAACAAGCGTTTCAAGGGATTGCTGGGTTGGCTATGCCAACTGAACAGCAGACCATGGGGTACACCCCGCAGACATTTACGGCTCAAGGCGCGCAGCAGTACATGAATCCATATGTACAAGCGGCGCTACAGCCACAACTCGACGAGCTACGTCGTCAGACTGAACGGTCCCGTGTAGAGCAAGCAGGTCGCCTTACCCGTGCTGGCGCTTACGGTGGTTCACGTCAGGCATTAGCTGATGCTGAGTTAACACGCGGTATGCTAGCTAACATGGCTAACGTCACGGGTCAGGGCTACGCCACTGCCTTTGACAAAGCGATGCAGCAGTTCAACACAGAACAAACAGCGCAAAAAGCCGCACAGGATGCCAACCGTGCCTACGGGCTAGCGGGGCTACAGCGTCAAGCCGACCTCGGTGCAGTGCAGCGGGGTATTGAATCTGAGGGCATCACCGCAGATCGTCTACAGTTTGAAGAAGAGCGAGACTTCCCATACAAGCAGGTGCAGTACATGCAGTCTCTCTTGCAGGGTCTGCCGATTGCAGCGCAGTCTTATAGTTATGCCGCACCTAGCCAGTTGTCTGAGTTCTTGTCGGGTTCTGGCGGTATTTACGATCTTCTGTCAAAAGTGTTCTTGCCGCAGAAGAAAGAAGAGGAAGAAGAGACTGACAGTGGGACAAACACTAGTGTGCCAGATACTAGGCCAATTATTTATGAGCAAACCTAACGGTAGCAGGATTAAGAGGGTTAACCGATGGCAATAGACCAAGAAATCGAACGTAAGGTAAACGCCTATCGGAACAATCCGCAGGCGCTGATGCAGCGGTACCAACAAAACCAGCAGCTTATTGACTTGCTAGCCTTACAAAAACTGAAGTCTGAGAAGGACGCTGCCGCCAAACAAATGCAGATGCAGATGGCGCAAGACCCGCAGACTATTAAACAACAGCGTGAGCGTGAGCTTCTTGATCGTACCAAACAAGATATGCTGCAACAGCAAGCGGGCATTATGCAAATGGCGCAACAGCGTCAGCAAAAGAACATGCAACAGGTCGCTAAACAAGGCGCAGCTAGCCCTCAACAGGTGCAGCAGGTTGCCTCTGGTCTTGGCGCATTAGCGCAACGTCAGATGCCGCAACGCATGGCAGCAGGTGGGGTAGTCGCCCTACAAACAGGTGGCGGAATTACTCAAGAGATGATTGATGCTTACCGCCGTAGCGGCGGGCAAGGACGCCGTGCGCGTGCCAGCATGACTGATGACGAGATTAGAGCCGTTCTCCAAGCACGTATGGGTGGTGGTGAGGGAGTCCTTACTCGTCGTGGTATGAGAGATCGTCCGATTACTACCGCACCTCTGGAAGCTACTCTTGCCGATCAAGCGGCGGAAGAAACTACAGTGGGGCCACTAGGCGCAACGGAAGGGACAGTGCCTCCGACCGCAGAACGCACGCCTGAAGCGGCTGTACCAGTAGTAGAAATCTCAGCAGCCCCTGTGCCTACAGGTGGTCTACCTAGTATTACTACGCCAAACCTCGAAACTCCAGACGCACAGGGCGGTCTAGCAGACAATATACTCGATCGTTTTGGTATCGGCAGTGCAAACGCAGGTAATGCAGATACTGCGCTTAATAGCGCGCGTGATGACGCAGCGGACTTTATAGGGCGTGCTGAAAAACAAGAGCGTTTCGATGAACTTATTGGGCGACTTGAAGACTTTGATGCACGGTACTCTGATCCAAAACGTGAGCGTGAAGATCAAATCTCTGCGTTCCTTCGTGGCACAGCAGGTGGTGGTAGCTTCGGCACGACCATGGCAGGTGGTTCATCGGGTATGGCGGAAGAAAAAGATAAGCAGTACACCAATGCACGTCAACGCCTACAGGACATCATCGGTCTCACCGGGACTGCAATGGACATAGATACAACGATTGCAGGGCAAGCACAGCGTTCTGGTGATATGGCGGCTGATCGTGCCGCAGCTAACGCACGTCAAGCAGCGGAAATTATGGCTAATATGACCGAGGTTGAATATAACCAAGCCTACCGTCAGGCGGACCTTCTTTTGCGAGCGGAGGACAGTAGGCTAAATGCAAGGCTCGAAGAGATGAAAATTGAGGCCCAAAAAGACGTACAACTAGCTATTGAGGCGCAAGGCAATCAACAAGCCTCTCTGACGCTTCTTGAGCGCAACAGTGCACGGCAAGCTGAGATTATGGATCGCGTTATGAACGACGTTGAGTACCTACAGTTAATGCGTAAAGCACAGGACTCAGGCAAACCTGAGGATATTGCAGCGGCACAACGTAAACAAGATCAGCTTATTTTTGCTGCGAACGTAATTATGAACCGTGCAGGTCTGTTTGAGGTAGAAAAAATACTCTACGAGCGTCTTAATCTGCCATATGACCGCCCCGGTGCGGGAGCGGGAGTTGATGGTGAACAACTGGATGCAGGAATAGAAGACTTAGTAGCACGGTTCGGTGGTAAACAATAGGAGTGGTAAATGGCTACAATTCAAGAGCTGGGGACCGCCCTTAAAAATGCATATGCAGCAGGAGACATAGAAGCTACAAGAAAATTAGCTACTGCTATCCAAGAAATGCGATCTCGCCCTCGTGGAGAGGACTTAACCGCGTTCTTTGCCGACCAACAGGCTCGGTACGGAAGTATGCTCCCGCGCGAAGAAGCAGGGTTCTTTGAAAACGTAGGCACAGGCTTTGTGTCTGGCTTTGTTGGTACTGGTGAGATGGCCTCACTCGGTGTCGCTAGTTTACTCGAGGAAGAAGACGAACTTGTTGCACGCGAAAAGATCAAAAGTGTAGCAGACGCGCTTCGCCCCGAAGGTGGTGACCCCGATTCTATCTCGTACCTTATTTCGTCAGGACTTGGCTCTCTTGTAGGTGCTCTTACCCCTGCCGCTATCGCCGCTGCGGCCCCTGTTTCGGCCCCTGTTGCCGCAGGTATTGGCACAATTGGCGCAGCCGCTATCGGTATCGGCGCTGGTGCTGGTGAAGCAAGTGAACGTGCTCGTGCCGCAGGTGCGACCGAAGAAGAACGTGCATCCGCTACCCTACGTGGTGCCGCTATCGGCTCTCTTGAAGTCCTACCACTAGGCCGAATCCTAAGAGTCCCGGGGGTATCACAGCTTGCACAGAAGGTTGGCGGTAAAACCGTCGAGGAAGGCGGTAGCCGTATCCGTAGTGCACTCACGACTGGTGGCTTTGAAGCAGCGCAGGAAGCAGCGGCGGGGTTCCTACAGAACCTCAATGAGCGTGGTTACAACGCAGAACGCGAACTCCTTGACGCTGGCCTGATTGACGAGGCTATTGCTGGCGGCGGTGCAGGTGCAATCCTACAAGCCGTTGTCGATACTTTTACGAGGGGGCGCGCGAGACGTACCGCTACCGATACTGGTGAAGAACCTACCGAAATTGATGAAGTCACCGCCGAAGAAGTTTTGCCTCGTCTTGAAGAAGGTCAGGTTCAGGGTGAGTTGTTTGCACGTCCTACTACACAGACGGTTGAACCGGATACAGGTGAAGCACTTACCGACTTTAACGCAGATCAAATTAACTCTGCGGTAGACAGACTTACCGCACGCGGCGTTGCGCCAAGCGCGATCACCGAAGAAGCTGTATTTGACGAAATCCTAGCCGCAGAAGAACAGGCCGCTACACCAGAGCCAGAGCAGCTAACCATCGAAGGTGCGATTGACGAAGCAGATACTCGTGAGATTGAAGCCATGTTCCAACAGGACATGGACGATGCCGAGATCGCTGAAATTGAGTCTATGATTCGCGCTGACGAAGAAGCGGTAGCAGGTATAGAGCGTATGCGCGCCGCATCGCAGCGAGAAACCGAAACCGCAGCAGCGCGTGACGAAGCGCGTGCAGAAGCAGCAAGCCCCCGTGAAGCAGCGTTGGAAGCCGTTATCGGTCAGCCGACGACAGGTAGCTACGTTAACCTTGAGAAGCGGTTTTCCCAAGAACTGTCTCGCCGTAACATTGCAAGTGGTGATCGTGCCAAGCCGACCGCAGCAGAAACTGCGCGTATTCGCCGTGCGGCAGACGCGTTTGCAGGTATGCGCCCACAAGAACAGCGCAAGCAAGCACAGGAAGAGCCGTTGGAGGTAGTAGAAACTACACCAGAGGCTACGCAGCTTGAAGAACTAGAAACACGCATACCGGAGCGCCGTGCACTTGACCGTGAAATGACACAGCAGTCTTTTCCCGGGATGGGTAGACGTAGGGGTACGCGTGCTGAGCAGTTACCAGAAGAGGTTCCTGCACCGAGAACTATCACAAAAGACTTCTTAGATAACCTTGGCGTTGCACCGAAAGCGCCAATCCGCAAGCGTACTGAGGGTAAAGACTTGAACGACCCTGCGGTGCGTGAGCAGTTTGTTCAGTTTGTAAACAACCCGAAAATTGCGCAGCAAACTCGACTGAACGTCGCACGCGAGCTAGAGGGAGTGCCCGAAGCACAACTAGAATTGTTTCAGCCTCAACCACGCGGACAAAAAGGAGGCCAAGATGACCAACCTAGACCAGCTCAGCCAGCAACAGGTGGAGCAGGCGTTCAAGGTACTACACCAACTCCGGATTTCGGAACGCCTTTACCCGAAACAGGAAGACCTACCGAAGCAGCTCCAACACCTAGAACACGAGGAATGGGTGATACTGAGCGCGGCACTGGAGAAGCTCCTAGACGAGCGGAAGGAGAGCAGCTTGCACTGAACTTGAGTTCGGCAGAGATTAACCGTCTTTCGCAGCCTTTGGACGTGCGGTTGGCTGAACGCGGCGAAATCACGAAAGAAATCGAGAGGGTACGCGCCGCTACCGAGTCTCAGCAAGAAAGTAAAACGCGTAAGGTGGTGCCTGCGTCCCCCGAAGCGGGTGCAAAAGTCACCAAAGATTTGAAGAAAACCAAACCGAAACGCACCGAGGCAACGGCTCCTGCGGCTACTTCTAAACGCCGGGCACCTGTTGAAGACAATACGTCTAAACAACTTAACGAGCTTTTCAATGCGCAAGACGCCGAGACCAAAGGTATCGCAACTACTCTGAGCAAGGATTACACCGACATTATCGGTGAGGACATCACGACTGCTGATGACCGCCAGAAGATTTTGACCTTGCTTACCGATGGTACGACGGTCCGCGACAAAGAAGGACAAGCCGCTCTAACTTATTTAGGTAAGGTCAAGCGCCCGATTGATGGTCTGTATCTCGCTATTTTTGATGCGGCTAACCAAACGCCACAGTATCGTCGGCAGCCTAACGAAACCCAAGCACAACGTAATTTTTACGGAGGCATGGGGCGGAAACCTGCACAGCGTGCCCTCGATTGGGCGAAGGCCAACCTGTCTGACAAGACAAACAAGTGGATTGACGAGACGCTAAATAAGGAAGTACGTGAGTTTAGCCGTATTGAGAACACAGACTACGTTGAGATGTTTCGGGAGCGTGAAGCCAAATTAGCGGCAAACGAAGCGGCACTCCAATCGCAGGTCGAAGCCGAGATGCGTGAAGATGCACGGGCTAACCTGAACGAACTGTCGAAGATGTTCTCGAAGATGCTTGAGCGCAGTGCAGTAGTCGGCCTCGACGTACCGCTGCATCCAGCAGTGCGAGTTGCTCTACGAAAAGGCGATCTCCGAGGCGCATTAGTAAACCTAGCAACATGGTCACCAAGTAGTCGCGTAAAGCAGGTAGCCAGTAAACTAGCTAATACCGTTAATGACAGAGCGCGACTTGCTGAAGCGCAACGCGCAACGCAAGGGTCGAAAGTAAAGGGTATCGTTTACCACGGTAGTTATAAAACTGACATTGTTGAGTTTAAGAGTGGGGATTTAACTAAAGGTTTGTACTTTAGTCCTGATCGTGGCTTGGCTGAATCCTATATGGGTGGGCCAAGCAGTGATCGAGGTCGAGTGTACGAAGTGATGCTCGATATAAAGAACCCACTGATTGTTAAAGGGTCTAATAACACGTCCTTTATGGATAAAATTGCCGTAGCATTAGGACGTAAAACTGAAAAAGAATTGCGGGACGAACAGCGGAAGGTGCGAACCTCTTCTATGGTCCTGTCTGAAAAAGACATCGCTGACCTAAAACGTCAAGGATACGACGGGATAATGAATGAGGATGCGCGTGAATATGTAGTATTCGATGCGTCTCAAGTGCACATGGTCGATAGTTTGGCAGGTGGGACCCAAGTAGAAGTTGTTAAAAATCTAAGGGCTAAAGACGGTAAACCCGTTGCAGGTTTATTTGACCCTGAAACCAATAACATCAAACTAGACGCAGATATGGGCATGAACCCCCACGTTATTCTGCACGAGGTCACGCACGCTGCGGTTAGTGCAACAATAGCAAACAAGAACCACCCACTGACCAAGCAGTTGACCAAGCTGTTTGAAGATGTGAAGCCGATGCTTGACTCAGCATACGGTGCGACCAACGTGGATGAGTTCGCTTCTGAAGCAATGGCTAACCCTGAGTTCCAACAAAAACTGGCAGGTATGTACCCTGACGGTAAAGAAATCAGTGCGTTCCAACGCTTTGTAAACTCAGTTGCAAACTTTGTGCGTAAACTTGTTGGCATGCAGCCGAAACAGATTGATTCGGCAATGTCCCAAGCGGATCGTTTGATCGAAGCCATGCTTGCCCCTGCACCGAAATACCGTGACGCTGTTGAACTGCCGATGATGAGCGCACCTCGTGATGTGAAGCAGGTGGCTAAAGACTTGGGTGAGATACAGAA